AGAGGTTATCAAGTTTATATTACAGGTGACATCTCTTGCTTGTTCCACTCAGGTGGCACTTATAAGCAATTGTATGAGGATTGTAGAATTTTGCAACGTCAAAATGCGCAATTACACAATCCTGAAGCTTGTGGTTTTACTGAATCAGATTTTCGAAATCGTTTGGATAATGTGATCGAAAAATTGCAAAATATAAGTAAACATTCTTTTCGATTAGAAAGTGCCGATGTTAAAATCGTCAAGATTACACTTGATGATATGTTGATGATGCGCGATGATTTAAATACTAAATCAGCCGCGCGTCAGAATAGACGAGCACCTTTTGGTTTACTCATATTTGGTGATTCTGGCATAGGTAAAACAACTATCACAAGTATGTTATGTACCTTCTTTGCTAAACATGAAGGTTTACCTTCTGGACCCGAATTCCGATATACAGTTAATCCTGCTGCAAAATATTGGGATGGTTTTTTAACATCCCAACATACTGTCATTTTAGATGATATTGCAAGCGAATCTCCAGATCTTGGGGATCCTGGTTCTCTAAATGTTGTTATTCAAACAATGAATAACCAGGCTTTTTGTCCAGATCAAGCATCTCTCGATATGAAAGGTACAACACCTTTTCGAGGTAAACTCGTGGTAGCTACGACAAATGTAAAAAATTTAAATGCTTATCACTACTTCTCTTGTCCATCTGCGGTACAACGCAGGTTTCCTTTTATTATTACACCTGTGGTAAGGAAGGAATTTTTAGATGAAAGAGGGATGCTCAATTCAGAAAAAGTACCTACAGACCAACCTTATCCAGACCTTTGGTTATTTAAAGTTGAATTGGTACGTCCAGTACCCATAGAAAATGGTAAACATTATGCTAAAGTTGAGGTTGTCCTTGAGAATGCAAATATCACAGATTTATTATTGTGGATGCACAAGGCCATTGTCAAATTCAACTCAGATCAATTACGAGTGGAAAATTGCAATACTCTGATGTTATCAACAGAATTGTGTTTATGTTGCAATTTACCCGACACTTTATGTCCCGTTCGACCGCAAGGTTCTGTTGAGTCTGCACATGCGATTATATATTTCTTTTGTGGAATGTATGTTTTCATAAGTTTTGTTGGTTATATTGTTCGTAAAATTATTGAACGACCCGATATTCAACGTGTCAGATTATTTATTTCTTACTACACGACTATGAAACGTAATATTGAATTGTACAACGTGAAGAAAAATCAAATTGTACAAAAACTTACGGATCCTCAAATGTGGTTTAATATTGGAGAAAGAATGAAGGAGGGTTTAAAACAACCTAAAGTTTTTGCTACTCTTGCTATAATGCTAGCATCATATATTTCAATGTACAAGATGTATAATAAGTTATCACCTCAAGGTGATGTTTCATCCGATATTGGTACACGCCCAATAGCTGAAGTAAACGGACGTGAGAATGTTTGGTATAATAACAGTTTTGATGTTACTACAGCGAATTTTACTCGTGAAAGTGCCTCATCTAAAAGTGTACAATTTTCCGATTTTTGCAGCAAAATTAGCGATAACGTAAGTTATATCGCCATTAAAAGTGAGAAAACGGGTAAAACTAATAAGGGTCGCATGCTTGCATTAGGAGGACACATATATATAACCAA